AGGTAGAACTAAATAAGGATGAAACCATTTGCAATGAATGATTTGCTGTGGTAAAATAATGTAGTATCGAAAAAATTATTTTTTATGGCTAAAGGATTTACGGTAAAAGCAGCAGCACCAAAAAGTTCATCAAGTAATGATGAATTTAATTTAGAAGCAGCAAAGGAGATGATTCGAGGGAAGTCAATTGTATTTTGTCTTCCAGGACGAGGAGTATCTTACATTTATTTGAAGAACTTTGTACAACTTTGTTTTGATTTAGTACAGAGTGGTGCGAGTATTCAAATTAGTCAAGATTATTCGAGTATGGTAAACTTTGCTCGATGCAAATGTCTTGGAGCAAATGTACTCAGAGGACCGAAGCAAGTTCCTTGGGATGGCAAGTTACAGTATGATTATCAACTTTGGATTGATAGTGATATTGTATTTGATACTGAGAAGTTCTATCGTTTGGTTGCGATGGATAAGGATATTGCTGCTGGATGGTATTGCACTGAGGATGGTCACACCACATCTGTTGCACATTGGTTAGAGGAAGAAGATTTTCGTAAGTCTGGTGGTGTAATGAATCACGAGACTTTGGAATCGATTAGTAAGCGTCGCAAACCATTTACAGTTGATTATACTGGATTTGGATGGGTATTAATTAAGAAGGGAGTATTTGAGAATCTTGAGTATCCATGGTTTGCACCGAAGATGCAAGTCTTTGAATCTGGAGAGGTTCAAGATATGTGTGGAGAAGATGTAAGTTTCTGTTTGGATGCAAAAGAGCAAGGATATGAGATTTGGTGTGATCCTTTGATTCGTGTTGGACACGAGAAGACACGAATCATCTGATAAGTGTTTAGAAGGTCTTACTTGACCTTCTTTATGACGTTGTGATAGAATGCTTCTATGAGGTTTTGATAAGTCTTGTAGGAGCATTTTTAATGGCATGAAAGATCTTATAAAAATGGACTGGGAGATCTTATAAAAAACCCCTTATAAAAAACCGTTAGATGGAGAATTAAAAAGATGGCGCAAAAGAGTCGGAAGGATATGAAGATTGAAGGTATTCCTAAGAATACTCGACAAGGAGATGGAAGAAATACTAAATATGCTGCTACGAGTCGTAATGTAGCACGTAAGAAATATAGAGGGCAGGGAAGGTAATGTATCTACTAGATGGGAATGATGAGTGGAATAATATTCATCATGACGATCTATGGGTTTATAATAAATTATTTTTAAGTCGGGTTTTAGGTTATACTTGTGGTCCTGTTGGAACCACAGTTCCTAAATCCGACTTTTATATTATACGTCCTTCTTTTAACTTACTTGGTATGGGAAGATTTTCTCGAATTGAGTTTGTTTATAAATGGACGGATCACTTTCATCCAGCAGAATTTTGGTGCGAAGTCTTTGATGGAGAGCATTTGAGTGTTGATTTTAAAAATGGACAATCAGAATTAGTAGTTAGAGGAGAAAAAGAAAGTGAAGATCCTCTTTATAAATGGAGAAAATGGGAAAAAATAGATCGAAAGATTGAATTTCCTTCAGTTTTATCAAAATTAAAGGAAAATTATGAATGGATTAACTGTGAATTCATTGATGGAAAGTTAATTGAGGTTCATTTTCGTCAAAATCCTGACTTTAGATATAATAATACGATAGCAATTCCTGTTTGGAGTGATGAGAAAGTAGAAAATAATAAAGATTATACTTTTATTAAAGATAAAGACTATTATCGTAGTGGTTTTTACATCAAATAAATAAAATTTCGTAGGAATATAAGAATTGAAACAGTTTTCGATGGGCAATCACCTTCTTTTGGAGGTTTATGATGTAGAACACAACCTTCTAAACAATGGTATTGCCCTTCAGGGAGTTATGGAACGTGGCATTCAACGTGCTGGAATGACAATTTTGAATATTTTTCAACATTGTTTTCATCCTCAAGGTATTACAATTGTGATTGCACTCTCAGAAAGTCATGTTTCTTGCCATACATGGCCTGAGGAAGGTTGTATTGCGATAGATGTTTATACTTGCGGTGAAGGAAATCCAAAATTAGTAGCATTAGAACTGTTGAAGTATTTTAATTCGGAAAATTATAAACTTCGTCAGTTAGATCGTTAAATAGTTAAAGGAGATAGAAACCTCCTTAAAAGTTCTGTTTTTACAATTAAAAACAGAGGAACTAAAATGGCATTTTACCAAATTGATAGGGACAAAAATTATATGAGAGAAATGTGGGGAACCACAAAACTCATCACAGATGTTGACACAGAAAAACCAAAGAGAGTGATTCAAGAGATTATGCACGATTATGCACCAAAGCATAATTTAAAAAAACAAACTGAATTGCACGAAAGAATTAGAAATGATGAAGATTATGATGATTGGGACTATGGAACTGAACCAACATATGGAAAAATGATCTAAAAAGTATTATAGATATATTAATCATGCTCATTGTTTAAATGCTTAGTATTTCTAGAAGTTTCAAGGACATTAGTTTGTCTTTTTCTAGACATCCAGTGACGAATGATGTTCTTATGTTAAAAAATGAGGATGCGATTAAAAAATCTGTTATTAACTTAATTAGAACACGTATTGGTGAGAGGTTCTTCAATAATTTATTGGGAACCTCTGTTGATAATTCTTTATTTGAACTTAATGGACCAGAAGTTTCAACAATACTTGATGAAGAAATTAAAACAGTATTGAGTAACTTTGAACCAAGAATTGTAGTCAGAGAAGTAATGGTTGAATCGATTGAAGATTCAAATGAATTAAATGTAAAAATTTCTTATGATATTGTTGGACTTCCATTTCCTCTTCAAAATATAGAGTTTCTTTTACAACCAACTAGAGTATAATGTCCTTCAATAACTTCACCAATCTAGATTTTAATGATTTACGTACTCAGATAAAGGACTATCTGAGATCGAATAGTAATTTCACGGATTTTGATTTTGAAGGATCTAATTTTTCAAGTTTAATTGATGTATTAGCATACAACTCTTATATTACTGCCTTCAATACAAATATGGCAGTCAATGAATCCTTTATTGATAGTGCAACTCTTCGAGAAAATGTAGTCTCTCTTGCACGTAATATTGGATATGTTCCTAGATCCAAAAGTGCGTCAAAAGCAAAGGTTAGTTTTACAGTTAATACTACAGGATTAAATTCAAAAACAGTTACTCTAAAAGCAGGAATCGTTGCCTTGGGTGCTGTTGAGAATGGTAATTATATATTTTCAATTCCAGAAGACATCACAGTAGTCGTTGATAATAATGGATTTGCGAATTTTACAGAAATTGACATTTATGAGGGTTCTTATTTAACTAAGACATATACAGTAGATAAATCACAATCAAATCAAAGATTTACAATTCCAAATACTGGTGTAGATTCTTCCACAATTCGTGTAAAAGTTTCAGGTGTTATTGCCGAAAAATATCAATCATATAAAAATATTTTTCAAGTAAATAAAAATTCAAGACTTTTTCTAACACAAGAAATAGATGATGAGAAATATGAGATTTTATTTGGTGATGATGTTATAGGAAGAAAACCAATTAGTGGAAGTACTATTTTCATTAGTTACATTATTACAAATGGAAAAGAAGCAAATGGTTCAGCAAACTTTACCTTTTCTGGAATTTTAACTGATAATAATAGTAAAACACTCACAAACAATATTTCTTTATTGACTACCATTCAACCATCCGAAAATGGTGATGATATTGAATCAATTGATTCAGTTAAGTATCTTGGACCTAGAGTGTATGCTTCACAATACCGTGCAGTAACCGCAAATGATTATAAAGGATTAATACCATATATTTTTCCAAATGTGGATACTGTAACGGCATATGGTGGGGATGAGTTAGATCCACCAGAATATGGTAAAGTTTATATTTCAATCAAACCAAGAAATGGCAAATATCTTTCACAAATTACAAAAGATAGTATCAAAAAAGATTTAAAACAATATTCAATTGCTGGAATTAAACCAGAGATTATTGATTTAAAATATATGTATATTGAAATGGATACAGCAGTTTATTATGATAAAAGTACTACAATAGATCCAGACAATTTAAATCTAAGAGTTGTAAAAACTTTAGAATCATACAGCAAATCAACCGAGTTGAATAGTTTTGGTGGTAGATTTAAGTACAGTAAAGTTTCTTCTTTGATTGATAATACAAGTACATCTATTACTTCTAACATTACCAAAATTAAAATTAGAAGAGATTTGCAACCAGAATATAATAAATTAGCAACATATGAAATATGTTTTGGAAATGAATTTCATATTAAAAAATTAAATTCTGATGGTAGAGGATATAATATAAAATCAACTGGGTTTACGGTAAAGGATGTGAGTGGAACTTTGTATATGAGTGATGTTCCAAAAACTGATGAAACTGGAATTATATTTTTCTTCAAAATTGTTGATAGTCTTCCTGTTATCGTAAACAATAATGCTGGAACTGTAGATTATATGAAAGGTGAGATCAAATTATCCACAATAATATTCACCTCATCTACGAGTACTGCTGGTATTGAAATTCAAGCGATACCAGAGTCAAATGATGTCCTTGCTTTGAAGGATATATACTTGGAACTAGATACTACCAAACTCATTGTAAGTGTTCTGGAAGATGTAATTACATCTGGTGAAAATACTTCAGCAACACAATATGCGGTCACATCAAGTTACGTAAACGGAAATTATACAAGATAAGATGTCGGAAATCAAAAGAGTAAAAATTCAATCTATTGTTGAATCACAAATTCCAGAGTTCTTAAATGATGATTCACCACTTTTTAGAGAATTTTTAGAGCAGTATTATATTTCTCAAGAGCATCAGACTGGTGTTGTAGATCTGGCAGTCAATCTACAACAGTATAAAAATATTGATAATTTCAATAACGAAACATTTTATACTACATCAGTTCCTTGTACTTTATCAGAAGATATAACATCTTTTGATGATGTGATTGTAGTTAATCATACTATAGGATTTCCACAAAAATATGGGTTATTAAAAATTGATAATGAAATTATTACATATACTGGTATTACTACAAATAGTTTTACTGGATGTGTTCGTGGATTTAGCGGAATGGACCAACATCCAAATAATGAATCTTTTGTATTTTCATCCACCGATTCAACATCTCATGCCAAATCAGGAACAGTAACTAATTTAAATTTATTATTTTTTAATGAAATATTTAAAAAATTTAAAACTCAATTTTTACCTGGATTTGAAGATAGAAAATTTGTAAAAGGATTGAATTTAAAAAATATTTTATCTAGAGCAAAAGATTTTTACATCACAAAAGGAACTGATACCTCGTATAAAATTCTATTCAGCATTCTTTTTGGTAAAGATATTCAAGTCATTAAACCACAGGATTATCTTTTAAGACCATCAGACAATAATTATTTGGTGACTAAAAATATTTTAGTCGAACAGATAGTTAGAGACGAAACATATAGAGTTAGTGATTCTGATTTAAGAAAGCAAATAAAAGGAAAAACTATATTTGAAATTTTAGAAAATGGTAAAACTGCTAGTGCTGCAATATATAATGTAGAATATAGACCAGTAGATGATAGAGATTTGTATGAAATTTCTTTAGATTCCACTTCTTTTATATTTAATTTTGAATCTACCAAAAAAACAAATATTTCAGAATCTGTTATTAAAGGTTCCACTTCCATTATAGTAGATTCTACAGTTGGATTTAAAAAAAGTGGTTCTTTGTTTATAAAGACATCAAATTTAGCAAATCCAATAACTTTAACTTATACAGACAAAACTCTAATCGAATTTCTTGGAGTTTCTGGTGTTATTGCGGATTTAAATTTTGGGGAAGAGCTGGTAGAGGAAAACTTTTTATATTCCTATTTGGATGATGGATCTAAGGTTGAATTTAGATTAATTAATATTATTGATACTATTGATTATTCGCAAACATCCAGTTTAAGAGTTGGGGACAAAATACAACTTTCTGAATTTGGAACTGATTTGAATGATAGAAAAGAATTTAATTTTTGGAACTATAATATACCAACAACTCATAAAATAAAATCCACTTCTGGCAATAGAATATATTTTTATGATAAATTAACTTTTATTATTGGAGATAAATTTAACTTATTAAATCCAGACGACAAACCTGATAAGTTTTTATTAGCAACAGTAAAAAATTATGGTTTTGATGATGATGGATATTATGTTGATATTAATGAAACAGATTTGAATATAGCATCAAAAACTGAAATTAAAAAAATAATCAGAAAAGCAAGTAGTAATTCAAAAGATTTTTCATCAATTTCCAATTTACCAACAGGAGTACAGAACACTTATGTTGATTATAATTTTGATAATTTTTATGTCACTTCTTCTGGACTACCAAATGATAAGATTTATGCAACAGATAGAAAAACAAAAGTTACTGCAGGGGCAGGTAATACAAATATTTTAAATTGCCACAATCATAATTTTTATACTGGAGAAAAAATTTATTATAGTCCGTCTTCTAATTCTGGAATTAAAACATCAATTTACTTTTTGACAAGTATTGATGATAATCATATTAGTCTTTCTTATAGCAATACTGATTTATATACCAAAAATTATATTAGATTTTCAAATGTGGGGACTGGAGATTATTTTGTAAAATTAAATTATCAAAATAAAACATTAAAACATCAAAAATTATTTAAAAAGTTTAATTTAACTAAAAAAGAACAATTTTTTGATGATCCAGAAAAAAGAAAAACAATCAATAAAAAAATAGGTATTTTGGCGGATGGTGTTGAATTATTTTCAACTACTACTTTCCAAGATAATATTTACTACGGAAAACTAGACTTTGCAAATGTTAATGCATCAGGACAAGGATATGATGTAATTAATTTTTCAGGAATAACCGTTGAAGATAACTCTGGATCTGGTGCCATATTAAATGGTTGTATAACAGGAAGTTTAGATAAAGTAAAATTATTATCACCAGGAATTGGATATCAATCAAAACCAAAAATCACTTTAACTGGTGGTAATGGTTCTGGTGCTGTGTTGGAATCAAATTTAGTAAAAACAAGAATTACTTCAAATTTCAAAGCAACTAATACATTATACAATAGTGACAGTATTAATTTTCCACAAAATCATAATTTTGATAATTCTGAAGAGGTTTTTTATAGTAAAAATTCAAATACTTCTGTATCTCCCCTTATTGACGGTGCTTCATATTTTATTGGAGTAACCAGTACAACACAAATTAAACTATACAATACAAAGATCGATTCTATATCTGGAATTAATACTATTACATTTACTGGTATTAGTTCTGGAGTTCATAGTTTAAAAACATTAAATTCAAAAAATACAATAACAAAAATATATGTAAAAAATGGTGGATCTGGATATTCAAATAGATTTGTAGCAGTACCATCAATATTATCCGCAGACAATCAATCAAATGGAATTAATACATTTGATAATTATATTTTTGCAAAAAATCATAATTTTAAAAATGAAGACTTGGTATTATACACAACATCAGGTACTGTTATTTCTGGTTTGTCAACTCAAATTAGTTATCACGTAACAATAGTTGATGAAAATAAATTTAAACTATCAATTGCTGGAGTTTCTACAAATATTTCTAGAGAAAATTATATTAATAAAAAATATATAAGTTTTTCTTCTGTTGGTGTTGGAACTCATAAATTCTCATATCCACCAATTGAAATTAATGTTGAGGCAATTAGTGGAATTACTACCACAATCGTAGAACCATCTTTGGATCCGATTGTTCTTGGTTCTTTTGATAATATTTTTATAGAAAATAGTGGAAGTAACTATGGAACACCAGATATTATTAACTTTCACAGAAAACCACTTGTTTCTGTGAATAAACAAACATCAGAAGCAATATTAAAACCAGTTATTTCTAATGGTTTGATTGTTGATGTTCAAATACTAAACGCAGGGAAAGGATATACAAATGACATAGACATCGTTGTTAGAAGTGAAAGTGGCAAATATGCTGAATTGTACCCAACTATAGTAAATGGAAAAATAACTCAAGTTTCAATTATCAATTCTGGAATAAACTATGATAAAACAAATACAAAATTAGACATAGAAAAAAGGGGTTCTGGTGCTAGATTTGAAGGTAATGTTTTTGAATGGCAAATAAATCAAATTGAAAAAAATAAACTAATCATCAATTCTGAAGACGAAGGAATTATCTCACCAAGTGAGGTTGATGAATTTGGATTACAATTTATAAATTATTATCCTTCTAAAAAATTAAGAAAACAATTAAAAAATTTTATTACAGATAAAGGAAAAGAAGACAAACCAACAGGAGCAATAAATCCATATCAAATTTTAGGATGGGCGTATGATGGAAATCCTATTTTCGGTCCTTATGGAAAAATAAATGGTAAAATTGAACAAATAAAATCAAGTTATAATATAATTAGTGATTCAAATAAAAAACAATTAGTTAATTCAAATATAAGACCAAATTTTAACTCTGGATTTTTTATTCAAGATTTTTATTATGATAAAGAAAAATCTGGTGGGCATTTGGATGAATATAATGGAATGTTTATAAACGATAGTGATTTTCCAAATATCAATTATGGTTATTTTCTTACTCTTGACAATTCAACTCCGCAATATCCATATGTAATTGGTTCAGAGTTTAAAAATGTACCAATAACAGAAAATTTTGACCCCCAATTCAACCAAGAACATAATTTTAATAATTTAGATATAATAAGAAATACTGGTCCATATTATTTAAATTCTTCATATGCATCTTATGATTTAATTAATAAAATAGAATCAAAATATAAACAAGAATTTATAGTAAAACAAATACAGACCTCTGGTATAAATTCCGTATCAATTTACAATCCAGGTCAAGATTACAAACCAGGTGATAATATTATTTTTGATAATTCAACTTCTGGTGGAACTGGGATATCTGCTGCAATTTCAAGAATTAAAGGAAAACAAGTTTCTAATATTCAAATTGGAGTATCTACTTTTTCTGGTGTTACTTTTATCACAAAAGGAACAAGAGTAAAAGGAATTACAGGAATACCTCACAATTTGATTACAGGTGATGAAATTTTAGTTACTTCTATTTCTTCTAGTCCTTATAATTATATTCAAGGATTTAAAAAAATATTAGTAAATCAAAAAAGTGTTGGTTTAGTCAACGATGTTCCAAATCAGTCAAACACTGGTGTAACAACTTATATTTCTGTAAATGATGTTTCTGGATTTGAAGTTGATAACTTAATTGGAATTAATACAGAAACTTTAAGAGTTATTGATATTTCATCTTCAGAATCAAAATTATTTGTAAATCGATATCAGAATTATGTTGGAATTCATACTGCAGGTATTGTTTCTGTTGTATTACTTTCAAATACATTTACATTTAATGCTTTGCAATATGATGATACTATCATAGAAAATAAAACCACCTATTTTAATCCAACCAATACAATAGGAATAGGAACAAGTGGAACAAATTATTATAAATTGGTTGGTATTAAAACTGATTTTGGAACATTTATTGGTGGAACTAGTTATATTGGAATAAACACTACTGCATTAAAAAATGGTGATTATGTTTCGGGAACTAATGTTTCTCCTGGAACAACTATTGTAAGTGTTGGAATTGGAAGTATTCAAATTTCATCAACTAATGGTGGTGGTGGGATTTCTACTAGTGTAGTTTTCATTCAAAGATCAGTATATGATAAATTTGTTCCATCTCGTTCAATTTATATACCAAATCACAAATATTATACGGGTCAATCATTAACCTATAATGTTGGATTGGGTGGAACTGGAATTATAGTAGCAAATACTGGTACAGGTTCTACATTTAGAATAAATCAAAATCAAACAGTATATGCAGTGAATTTAGGAAATGACTATGTTGGATTGTCTACTTTAGGATTTACAACAACCACAGGAATTGGAACATCAAATAACTCATTATATTTCTTTTCATCAATAACAAATATTGGATTAGCACATTCATTAACAACACAATATTCAAAAATTACTGGAACTTTTGAAAATTACTCTGTAACTGTTTCCACAGCACAAACACATGGATTGCAGACGGATGATAAAATTAAATTTAATGTATTTCCAAGTTTTTCAAATACAATAAAGATAAGATATGATACTATACTTAGAAAAATCACAACAAATAAAATTGATTTTGATGCTTCTTCGGTTGGTGTAAATACACAAACAAATGAGATTACTATAACTGGTAATAAATTTAAAACTGGTGATAAAGTTGTTTATTATACCAATACAAATACTGTTATTGGTGGATTGACTAATAATAGTACTTATTATGTTCTAAAACAAGACCCAGATAAGATAAAGTTATCAAATTATCTTTACGATACAACAGTTGGAACTTGTATTAGTTTTACAAATGTTGGTGTTTCTACTCATAGTATTGCTCTCATAAATCCACCAATCAGTCTCACGAGAGGAGATGTATTAACTTTTGATTTGACTGATGCTTATGGTATGGATTTGAGATTATATAAAGATCCAAATTTTGCTAAAGAAATTGAAAACTTTAAGTATATTAAAAATAATAAAAAAGAGTTAAATACGCAAACAACTGATGTTCCAAATGAACTATACTATAATTTAATACCATCAACAAATTCATTCTCAGAGTTATTTCAGATTTCTTATGATAAAGAAGTTGTTGCAAACAATAGAATTAAAATTGTTCCTAGTACATTTAATAATGAATATCCAATTATAGGAATTGGAAGTACAGCATTCAAGTTTAATTTAAATACAAAACCAGAGAATACATTATATACAACTTCGAGTGGAGTATCTACTATTTTTTATGATACAAATTCCATCAATACTTCTGGTCCAATATCAAAAATAAAAGTTAATTTTGGTGGAAAAAGATATACAAAATTACCAAAAATATCTTCAATTGAAACCATTTCTGGTAAAAATTCTATTCTTAGGTCATTATCATCAACAATAGGAAAAGTTACTCAATTAGAAAGAGTTAAAGATGGTTTTAACTACCCAACTGATAGAACACTAACACCATTTTTAAGTTCTCCAGCAATAGTTCAAATTAAAGATATTGCAAGAATTGACTATGTTGGTATAACAACTGGAGGAAAAGGATACAATACTGCCCCATCACTCAAAGTTATTGGAAATGATAAGATAAAGTTATCTGCCGAATTACAAAGTGGAAGTATTGTTGGTGTAAAAGTTGTTGAAAACACTAATAATCTAATCACACCATTAAGAATTGTACCTATAAACAATTCTAATGGATATGAGATTGATGATATTGTAGTAGTGAAAGATGATGGATCTGAGATAAGATTGGAGTTATTAAATGACACTCAAGTATATCGATTAATCACAACAGGGTATGGAAAAACAGAAACTATATTCCCATTTGCTATTGGAGATGAAATCTTTATAGAAAAATGTAGACAACAAGATAAAACAAAGGATAATTTTAACTCAAAAGATTATGGATATAAGTTTTTTACTGTAACTGGAATAAGCTCAGAAAACTTTTCTGTAACTTTCAGTATGACTGGATTGACTGGAAAAAATGGAACTGGATTATCGTTAAACCAAAACAATCGTGAAGGTAATTATATTAATACTTATGGTTATGGAGTTGTAATTAATAAAAAGGATATGCCTGAGTTTGAGATGGTTCTTATTGATGATTTAAGTTATATTTCTGGAGAAAAAGTTATTGGAATTACACCATCAACTGGAAATATAGTATTTTCTGCAACTGTTATGGAAAATGGTTGGGATAATGATATTAATCAATTGAGATTAATTGATGCAAAAGGTGAATTGGAAGTTGGAAATAAACTAAAAGGTGAAAAATCATTATTGAATGGTACTGTTGAATTTGTTAATAAGTTTAACTTAAAATCAACACTTGGAGCAACAAGAGATAAAGTTAATGATGCTGGAAATGAAGTTGGATTTTTAAATAACTATCAACAAAGAATTTCAGACAATTCTTATTATCAAAAGTTTTCTTATGCAATTAAGAGTGAAATATCTTATGATGTCTGGAAAGAACCAGTTCGTTCTGTTATTCACCCAGCAGGATTTAAAGAATTCTCCAATTTAGATATTATAAGTATTGCTCCTAAATTTTTAACTTATGTTGGAATTGGAAGTGTAATAAAAAATGATTTGAAAGTTGGAATTGAAAATTCTACTTTAGATTTACTTATAAATCTTGATGATGTTTCTTCATTTTATAGTAGAAATAATTTATCATTAGTTACTGAAGAGGATGAAAGTTTATTTGAAGATGGTTCAATTGAGAGAGTAAATATTGGAGCAGAAGAAGCAAATGTTTCTGGTATTGGTATAACTGGACCTATTTTTGGTATAGCACTCAAACCTTATACTTTAAGTAAAACAAATAAGGTTTTGATAATGGACGATATAAGTAGTCAATTTGATGGTTCGAATGAATATATTTCAATTGGAACAACAACTGCTACATTTAATAGTTTTCATCCATCTTTTATAAATCTCAATACTGACAATTTGAGGGTTGGTGATTATGTAGGATTTTCCACTTTACTTATTCCAGATAGTACTGTTATTAATGAAATTGGTATTGGAAGTATAAGATTAAATCTTCCACACAGATTAAATATCGGTATTCAAACTTCTGAGGTAAAAATTAGAAGAAGACTTACTGGAAATACTATTATTGGAAATAAATCTTTCAAATTAACTAGTAAACAAACACCTTTATTTTATCGACAATTTGTTAGTTCTGCTAGTAGTATTGTTGATATTGATAATGATATTATTACTCTTACAAATCACAATTTCCAAACAGGACAAAAAATATTGTATTCTTCTGTAATTTCAGATTCTGGTCCAGCAGGAGCAGCAACCACATTAGTTGAAAATACATTTGCTTACAATATAAACAAAAGATTTGATGATACTACCTGGGCTTCATTTGATATGACTGTTGGTGGAATTACATTTGATTCAAACACATAAATAAACAAAAAGGCAGTCTATTAAATAATGGCGAAACTAGGAATATTTACTGGAACCTCACCAAATGATACTACGGGAGACACCTTATCTCAAGGTGCTGTAAAGATTAATAGTAACTTTAGTGAAATTTATAATGCCCTTGGAGACGGAACAAATATAACAAATAGTCTTACATCTATTAAAGTTGCTGGACTTTCTACATTTACTAGTGGACCAATATTAGTTGGTTCTGGAATACAAACAGGAACCTCAAAACTTCAAGTATCTGGGGATACTTTTATTACAGGTTCTGTTGGTGTAGGAACCACAAATCCAACATCAAAACTTCACATTATTGGTGATGGTAGATTTACGGGAGTAGTTACCGCATTAAGTTTTAGTGGCAATTCTTCTTCTGCTGGTTATGCTGTAACAGCAGGTATAGCAACTTATGCTACTAATGCTGGAACTTCTACAAGTGTTATTGGTGGTATTGCCTCTATTACACAACTTCAAGTTACTGGAATTTCAACATTCACCAATGGACCAGTTCTAATAGGTGGTGGAACTTC